TCCATAATTGTGGTAGGGAACATCATATTAACAACGTTACCTTTGTATTCATTATAGTCAGGTGCCTCTCTACCTATAAACTTATTAGTGTAAGTGTATGGTGCACTTCTATAAAAGAAATTATTATTAGTTTGGTCTAAGTATATTACATCAGTACAATAAACAGCGTATGGGTCATTATTATTATCAAAAAATGTATTATTTTTAAACGGGAAGTGATATAAAACACCATTCACCCAATTGTTTGTGAATACATGACCAAATACGTTTTGACATACACCATACATAGTTGTATTTCTAGCAAACCATTCAACCATATAAAATAAATCTATAGGTAATGAAAGCAAAGGTGTTCTAAGGAAAACATAACAACCATCTTCCATAGTTGGTTGCCCTAATGTGGTATAACAATTATCACCAGGAGGTGCTATGGTTATTTGACCATCACTCTCACTATAACAACCTAAAGGAACCATATTTTCACATTCAAAAGAACCTAAAATATCATTACCAACAATATTACCCCACCCATCATCAGATAAATCTTGACCACCACCATCAGTATATAGTGAATTAGTAATATCAAAAGTGGTTAACACACCACCAGAATCAAAACCATAAACAACCAAACTACCATTTTCAAAAAGAACATATTGATTTGTTAAATTACTTTGAGTTGTTGTAGAAGAGGGTAATCTGTCAGACCTCATAACCATCTGTCTACCAGATGGTCCTAATGTAAAACTAGTTGTTAATGTTGTTGGGTATATTGTTGAGTATACTTGTGAGGTTGATGTTGGGTTTGCCACAGGTATTAATGGGATTGTAGCGTCTAAATAAAGTAGTGAGCCACCCTCAACTTGTTCATTAATTAGGTATCCTCTGTTCTGAACAACTGATGAGTTAAATGTCGGTGTAAACCCTGTACAAGATGGTCCAAGTATTGTTGAGTTATTCCATTCTTTAGTCATTTCATTTAATGGATTAACACTTAACCCATTATTAGGTGAAATTAATGTTGAGTTTGTTGGTGTTAATGGTTGAGACGCTTCATCAAGGTTTGAATAATACTTAGTCATCGTACTTGTAAATGCACTGAACTGTCCTCCAGGTAAAAATTGGTAAGAGTCATAAAATAATTTTTGTCCTGAGTATGCGTCGGTTGCATAACTATTAGATATAATCAACGGTGAATCGTGTTTAACATTCCTTAATTTACCTTGTATTGGTATATTAAGATAGAAGTCACCCTCAACAATAGAACTCGCATTTCCAAATGACGAATAACCATAAAGTTTACTTAAATCATATCTACATTTTGTTTTAGTTGTATTTGGGTCAACTCCTCTAACTAAAAATATAATATTTTGTTCATTATACCCCGAATAACAAGATACAGGTGACAAAGTATCGGGAATCATACAATTATCATCATCAATTGTTAAATAATACGCAGGGTTCTTAATAAAACGTTCAGGTAATGAATCAGGTAATAAATTGGTAGAATCCGTAATAAAGTTGGATACTTTTTTTATTTGTAAAACTTGGAAATACTCAATATCCATAGGATATTTAGCATATAACACATCTTCAGTAAATGCGGTTAATGTATAGGTTACCGATAAATTACCAGTGTTTGAGGGTGATGCGTATTCAACAACTCTATTATATTGATTAATATTTGAAAATGCTGTAGGGGTACCTATCGTTGTTCCTGTTATCGCATTATTACTATAAATATTTAAAGTTGAACCCGTTAAATTTGGGTCATTAGATATTGTAGGGTTATTAAATGTTAATACTTTTCCTACTTGGAACTTGCTGATGTTTTTATCATCTACAACTAAACAAACCACATTATCTAAATGCCAAGTAGTGTTGGGGTTATTGATATTAGTATCAAAGGTTACTTTAATTTGATTAACCCCTCCACCTGGTGATATCGTTGGGTCAAAATATTTACCCTTAGTATTAAATAAATTCATTCTATTCGCCAAAGTTAAACTTGAACTAAATAAGTATGATGGTGGTATAGTAACTAAATTAATTAACCCTTGTGATTTATTTGTAATTGAGGTATCTGAAAGTCCTGCCAAAATTTGGCCAGTTTTATTTTCATAAGGAGAATTACAATTATATTGACCCGCATCATAAAAACTACTAAGAACACCTGCACTACCTAAACCAGCATTAGTCTCATTAAGAGAATCTACCGTAGGATTTGAGGGTGGTGTTGATGGCTCTGAACTAACGTCAGGATTTTTATCACAACGTTCACAATCAGGATAAGTTAAAAGACAAAATCTCATTTTAAATGAATAACATAAATCACCCAAGGAATTACCCGCTTCAATCAAAGCATTTCCAGCATTCTTTATTTTATCAGCAAAATCACCAGCACCTGGTATTAAACCAATAGCCAACCCAATTAGATAGATAATACCACCAATAACAACAAAAACTGTTGCAATAATAGCTAGTACAAAACAAGCAATAAACGCTAAAACATGCATTACAATTAACATAATCAACATAAATGGTAATAAAAACCCCATCATAATTGAGTATAATGTAAAATTAGCATTAGGGTCATATTGAGCGTCATTGGTTGGAAATCTAACTACCTCCGAATCACATTTATCGTCAGTTATTTGTTTAATAGCTATAAATCGTTTTTTAGATTTACCTTTTCTATATTCAGTTATATGACTTGATACGGTATATACTTTATTATACCTCATCTCATAAAACTTATCCTCACAATTAATCGCATCATTAATCATTTGTTGACCAAATGCTGTCATATTATCTCCGTAATCATCCCAATTTGTGGTAAATGCGTATGACCTTTGGACATCCGAGGCGTTTGGTGTTGTAATATAACTTGTCCACCCGTATTCTCGTATATTAGGTACTAAAAAATACCCTCTTTTTATTGAAACGTCTAAGGATGGTGGCTGATTATATTTAACTTTAAATCTATATTTTCCTTTAGTAGGTACACCTACATTCACATCGTCAGATAATACTTGTTCACCAAATTCATTTGTTGTAACATAATTAAGATTCATTGGTACGTTCACAACCCAAGCACCATTTTCGTCTATAACTTGACCACCATTTTCTAATTCAAATTCCTCTAATAAAGGTCTACCCTGATTATCAACATTAATCGTTTGTCTGATACTTTTAATTTGACCAGGACCTGTTATTAGAGAACATTGATTCCCCATTTTTTTATTAACTTTGCACCCCGTTTTAATTGCGGACATATCAACATCAGAAATTACTGAACCCATAAAAATAGCCGATGGTGTTATTTGTACATTAGTTTCCCTAGTTATATCAAAATCAGTTCTAGTTATACCTATATTACATATTTCAGGCTCCCCCCATAATGGCTCTACTTGAATGTTTCGTGAAAATGAAACTATCTGAGGTAGTGAATTTAAATTGGTTGACGCTTTAAAATTAAATCCATCAACCATTGCCTCAGTAGTAACCCCCATGTCTATTAAATCTTTTGGTGATAGAGAAAACTCACCAATATCGGACAAATCAATATCAACAAAAATAGTTTGTTCACCAGTGGGAACACCGAATATCATAAAGTCACCACTATCATTAGTTGTTGTGGTGTACTTATAATATTTGTCATAAACTTCAATTAATGTTTGGTCTAAAATAACATCATCCCTTTCAAAAAATGTTCCTGTAGGTACGTGTCCGTTATATGATGGTATATATGGTAATAAATTATATCTATACCCATCTTCATTTTGGTCTGTAACAGTTTTATATGGGTAAATTTCTGATATTATTGGATTTGTTGAATCCTCTTCGCTTAAAGGAATAAAAACAGATAACTTCGCATTAGGAATTCCAAGACCATTATTAACGCTAATACGACCAATAACCACACCATAATCTGAGCACTGTCTTGTGTAGATTTGGTCTTTTAATATTTTAAGAGATAATATCTCAAGATACTCAAATTCTTGGTCTATTAATACTTTAATTGATTTATCTACCCCAGGTGTTGTTCTTATCCTATAAGAATTTGACATAATAATCTTTTAACATAAATAGTTTATATACTATTTTTAAAAATAGATGATTATGAATAAAAATAAATTATCAACTGAAATTAACGGTAGATAGATTTTTAACTCTAACATTAATGTCTTTATTTGCGTACCTGATTTGGTAAGTTTGATTGGGTTCCGCAAATATTGTGTCATCAATTAATTCAATCTCTTTAGTTGTGCTATCAATATATCTTTGGGATGTTTGGGATGATGAATATTGTCCACCAACCTTATTAAAGACTTTAATGTCAGATACACTAATAACCCCATTTTGATTTTGAATCTCTTTTCTAATTTCAGATATATTAACATTTTGACCCATTTGTAAATTAATTGGGTCAAAATAATCAGAAACTAAATTAATTATTTGTGAAATAACGGCTCCCTGAGTCTGACTGTTATCCAACACCACATCAATGTTTAAAGCTAAATCAATAACATTAGCAGATTCAACAGAAATATAGTCATTAATCATTCTATAATTTGAAAGGTAATTGGCAACATTATTTTTTAACGTATTTGATAGGATTTCAGTCAGACTACCTGACTCATCATACGCCAACATTTGTATTTTTATTTTATTATTTTCTTCTGTGATGGCAACTTTAGCAGGTGCCCCAAACTGTGAAGGCATTGTTCTAATTAATGAATCATAATCGTTAACCGTTACGGCTCTTTTTTGAGATGAAAAGTTAAATCCGACCAAATTTCTAACCTCCTCCATTGTTGGGAAATTAGCGCCTCCAATTGCAGCAGTAACATTAGTACAACTTAGTGAATTAACTACCGTAGTATTAAATGATTGTGAAGGTCCATTTACAAAGAAAGAAACAGTTCCAATTTGAGTAATAACATTAACACCTAAATTACTACCAGTTCCACCACCAACTCTATATTGTATAAACAAAGTTGAGTTACCTTTTAAAGTACTTCCTAACGCTAAATTATTAGAATACTTATATAAGTCTAATTTAAATCCATTTCTAGCAAATTCTCTTAATTGTTCATCCGCCGATTGACTACCTCCACCAAATGTCATTTTTAAGAAACCTTCAGGTGTATATTCTGTAATAAATTTAGTACTTGTTTGTATGTATTTACCAACCTTTATACCAGGTTTATCAGATACTTTAGTGGGGTCTTCAACAAAAACTCTATCTTCAGCTAATGCACTAACCTCATACCATCTATTATCTAACCCTAAAAATTCTTGTGGTGTTGGTACATTAGTATATTGAGTTCCGTCTTTTAATAGAACACTTGTAATACCTAAAACATTTTTTTCAGGTAAAAATAACTCATAAAATGGTTTTACATCATTTGCCGTTATTACTTTTTTGAATACTTTTGTGGTTCCATTAACAACGGTTTCTCGTTTAACAATAGTGTAATTTTCTAACTTGTTATCTGAATTAAAATTAGGTATCTTTAATCTATTAGGATAACCTTCGGAATTAGTAGGTGACGCACTCAGTCCTAATTGATTGGAAATCTCTAGTTGTATACGATATTTTTTTATTTGCCATAATTTTAAATGTTAATAATCACGAAATCACTCGCGTTAAATGCTTCGTTAGTAACAATATAATCTATCCTAACTTTTGCGGTATGTTCTTTTTCAGATATTCCAGGTACTCTAAATACTCGTTCATCATTTTCAATAAATGTTCCTTTATCTTCTTCACCTTCTGAAGCGGCTTTAATTGATATATTAGTTATTTTTAATTCAGGTATATATTGTTCAACCGAGTCTCTAATTTCAGATTCAATGTCGGAAAATGTGGGACCATCTAATGGTTCAAAAATAAATTCATATAATCTAGTTCCAAAATCAGGTAAATAATATCTAGTACCTTTTCTTGTTAATAAAAGGTGAATTAAATTAGACCTGATTTCTTCGTCATTGGTAACAGATAAATCCAAATATTTACCATCAAACGAATCTCTAAAAGGAAAATTTATACCATATGTAATCCCATCTGCCATATTATATAAATATAATGTTATAATATTTTCAATAAATACATATAAAATAAAAAACTCCCGACAGTGCCGAGAGTTTTGTAAGTTATTTTTTTCTTATGCCGAACATCCAAAACATTCAAACTCAGAGTCCGTAGGTTTTTGTGGTAAAACCTCAACAGTAGGTTTTTCTGTTTTGTTGGGTTTTTCCATTTTGGAAACATCTATCGCCAAATGTTTAGCCCCCGTTGATATTGCCTTTGTTCTTACATAATAACAAAGAGTTTTCAATCCTTTTTCCCATGAATGGAAATGAGATGAGGTAATTTTTGATAGTGTTGGATTTGACATATATATATTCATTGACTGTGATTGGTCAATAAATGGAGCCCTATCCGCACACATATCAATTAATTCTCGTTGTGAAATCTCCCAAATAGTTTTATACTTTTTAATTAGGTGTTCAATTCTTTTAACTTTGAAATTATACTTTTTATCTTCTTGGTCCAAATAGTTATTAAAATTAATATTCTGAATTGACCCTTCGTTGAATATGATTTCGTTCTTTAAGTCTTCACCCCAAATACCAATCTTTTCAAAGTCATTAATTAAGTATTTGTTAACAATCATAATTTCACCTCCAACAACTCGTCTGTTAAAAATAGCTGAGTGTGCGGGTTCAGTCATTTCATATGAACCTGTTATCTTAGCCGAAGATGCAACAGGCATTTGAGCCGTGAATAGTGAGTTACAAACCCCATATTTCTTAACATCTTCTTTAAGTTGTGACCAATCCCAAAACAAATCACTTTCAGTTAATCCCCACATATCAAATTGGAAAATACCTTTTGACATTGGTGAACCATTAAAGAAATCATAAGGTTTATATTTACCTGACTTACACAATTCCATACTTTCGGTAATAGCTGCAAAATAAATTGTTTCAAAGATATCTTTATTCAATTGTCTTGCTTGTTCAGATGTGAACATATAATCCATAATAAAGAATACATCTGCAAGACCTTGCGTTCCAATCGCAATTGCTCTTTGTTCTAAACCACCTTTACGTCCTTTCTCGGTTGAATAACTATTGATGTCAATCACTTTGTTAAGTGTTTTAACAACTTTTCTAACTTCATTATGTAATAATTTAAAATCAAATTTACCATCAATAATGAAGTTCTTCAATACCATTGATGATAATGTACAGATTGCCGTAGTTTCCTCATCAGTATATTGGTAAATCTCATTACACAAGTTTGACTGTTTAATAACCCCAATGTTTTGATGGTTCGTTTTCTTATTAGCGTTATCTTTAGAACATAAATAAGGAACACCTGTTTCTACTTGGGATTCAATAATTTTATTCCAAACTTCTTGAGCCTTAACTTTTTTACCTAAACCTAATTCAACCGCTCTTCTATAATTTTCTTCATACTCATCACCATAACATTCTTGTAGTGGTTTAATACCTGATTTAAGAATATCATTAGGGCAAAACAAATACCAATCCTCGTTACTCTTTACCGCCCTCATAAAATTGTCAGGAATCCATAGTGCCGTAAACAAATCTCTCGCTCTTAATTCCTCTTTACCAGTGTTCTTTTTGATATCCAATAGGTCAAAAATATCTTTATGCCAAGGTTCAATATAGATAGCGGCACTACCAGGTCTCCTACCTTGTTGATTAAAGAATCTCAATGATTCATTTACAATTTTAAGATATTTTAACAACCCTCCAGCATATCCACCTGATGTCGTAATACGACTTTCTTTACTTCTTTGGTTTGACATACAAAGACCAATACCCGCAGCATCAGATGAATAAGTAGATATATCATTCATAGTTCCCAATAACCCATTTCTTGAATCCGAATTGTTGTAATGTAATACACAAGACGCTAATTGAGGAATCAAAGTTCCTGAATTAATCATGATTGGGGTTGCTTTTGAGATTCTTTGTTCTGATAACGATGTGTAGTAATCCATTGCCTCTTCATAAGATTCTGTAACCCATAAAGCAATCCTCATATACATGTGTTGAGGTCTCTCAATTACCTTACCATTAGGTAATTTAAGTAAATACATCTCTTGTAATGCTTTCCAAGCAAAGTAATCAAACTGATAATCGTTTTCGTGATTGATAACTGAATCAATTTTTTCAGCACCATACTCATCTATTTTTCTAATTAATTCATTGTGAACAACTCCTTCATCGTTAAGTCGTTTCATTGTAATAGAAAAACTTTCATTAGTATCTTTGTGATATGAAGAAATAGCCACGGAGGATGCTAATCTTGAATAGTCGTGATGACTACCAGTAAATGAAGCCGCAATTTCGTATACCAATTTATCCAACTCCTTTGTTGTAATAAATCCTTCAGTTGGAACTGAAGTTATTACTTTGATAAAAATCTCATCTGAATTGACGTTCAATCCTTTTGAGGCTCTTTTAACCCTATTGTAAATTTTTTGTGGATTAAATGAGACCTCATCTCCACCTCTTTTTTTAATTCGTAATGACATCATAATTAAATAAATCTTTTATTAAAAATCGTCCGTAAAAGTAATAGTTTCGTTCAGTTTTGCTTTTTGGTACTCCACAGTTCTTGATTCAAAGAAATTACCTTTTGTCTCAACCGCAATCTGTTCCATAAATTTAAATGGTTGTTCAACATTAAATTGTTTTTTACATCCAAATTTAACAAGTAATCCATCAACCACAAACTCAAGATATTGTTTCATTAAGTTAGAGTTCATCCCAATCAATGATACAGGTAATGATTCAGTGATAAACTCCTTCTCAATTTCCAAAGCCGATAACAAAATTTCTTTAATTCTTTTCTCACTTGGTTTGTTCTCAACATGGTGGTTTAACAAATGAATTGCAAAATCACAATGTAAGTTTTCATCTTTAAAGATAAGAGCATTAGCGTTACATAAACCTGGCATAACACCTCTTGACTTTAACCAAAAAATTGAACAAAAAGAACCTGAAAAGAATATCCCTTCAACCGCTGCAAAGGCCACCAATCTCTCCTGAAACGATGCGTTTTCAATCCAATCAAGTGCCCATTTCGCTTTCTTCTGAACCGCTGGTAACCTATCAATTGCGTTGAAACATTCATCTTTTTCCTTCGGATTATTAATATAAGTATCTATTAAAAGAGAATACATCAGCGAGTGAATGTTTTCCATAGCAAGTTGCATTCCGTAGAAGAACTTAGCTTCAGGGTACTGTACCTCTCTATAGAAGTTCTCAGCCAAGTTTTCATTAACAATACCATCAGAAGCGGCAAAAAATGATAACACATTTTTGACAAAATATTGTTCATTTTCAGACAATTTATTCCAATCTCTAATATCATCAGTTAAGTCTACTTCTTCAGCGGTCCAAAACGCCGCTTGATGTTGTTGGTAGAATTCCCAAATGTCATTGTGTTCAATTGGGAAAATAACGAACCTACCAGGGTTTTCTTTAAGTATTTTTTCCATATTATTCCGATTTATCTTCTTTGTTTTCGTTAGTTTTCTTTTCTTTTCTTCTTTCCATCAAATCCTTGATTCGTTGTCTGTTTCTTTCCTCTTGTTGTTCTTCAAGACCTAAGAATGTTACTGATGTTTCAGTGTCAATTTCCAACATCCCGTTATCAAACTTACAGTTTTCAAAAACAACACCATCATCACCAATACGAGATTTAGTGATGGCAATAGTTGCCAACTTCATCTCCTTTTGTTGTAGTGTTTTTGCTACCGATATGATAACGTGACCCACTTGTGCTTTCTTAATTGACCCACCCATTTGGTCTGTGGTTACAACCTCAGATGAAATAGAACTTCTATTACCTTGTGTTGCCGTCCAACCTACCAAGTCAAGTTCATGACACATCGCTTCAAAAGACCTCATTACTGAACCCTCAGATTTCCACTCATCACCATTTTGTCTGTCAGGTAGAACACAATCAATATAATCCAAAAGAACCATATCAATCTTTGTTCCGTCAGCAATCATTTTTCTGATTTGGTTTTTGATTTGTAACATACTCATAGTATCCGAAGGTAATTTTTTCAAGATAAGTTTGTTTTCCATCTTATCTTTTATCTCCTTCACTTTAGTCATAACCTCATCTTTTTTAACTGACAATTCATCAGGGTGAACTTTAGTCCACAAAGTTATGTGTTTTCTTTGGATAATCTTAGGGTTATCTTCAAAAAATATTTGAAGGACATTATATCCTAAATTAAATGCATTGTTTGAGATTTTTGTAAGTAAGGTTGATTTACCCACACCTGTTGGTGCCAACACGACACCAATTTCACCTTTAGCCAAACCACCTTTTAACAATCTGTCAATACCCGCAATTCCCATAGGGACTGGGTGTCTGTAATCTTCATTCAACACCTCTTCCAACTCAGAGAAGACATCTTGCATACCATCTTCTCTCTCCCCAACTTGTAATGCGGTTCTTACTAATTGTTCTACTTTGTCGTAGTTTTCAAACTCACCACCATCAATGATTTTTTGAGCTTTGTTCATTACCTTTTGAAGTTCTTGTTGTTTACAAAACTTCATTGCTTTGTCTTGTACAAAGTCCCCACCTTCAACGGGAACCTCTTTAATTTTTTTAATGGTATCAATAACCATTTTAGACGCCAACTCTTGTTGTAATTCAGATTTTGTAATCTGTTCCAATGTGTCGTATGTTGGTGTATGTTCGTATTTTGAGTAATACTCCTTAATCATTTGCATAATTAATTTGAAGTATTTGTTCTCAAAATAACTAACCTCAATCACATCAATTATGGACCTCGCAAAATCCTTATCAACAATAATTTGGTTTAATAATTGTAGCTGAAAACTGCTACCTAAATAATCAAAATTTTTCTTAGAACTCATATAATTTTACCTTAATATATCATAAATATTACGCCCCAAGACTAACTTCAAGATATTTGTAAGTTAAATTTTTAGATGAAAAAATGTCAGTCAAAGACATAAGTAAGTTTTTTAGGTGTGGGCGTACATCCACGGTATATCTTATCTTAGGCGGGTATATTTTAGCATCAAATTCTCTATGACAAATTGTCTTGTCACCTTCTTTAATATATACACTAAAAGACTCAGGACCGTCAGTATATGACGTATCTAAAATCGCAGGATTGTTCATAATTTCATATATGTTATCTAACATATATGTTGCGGTTTTCATCTTCAATTCTTTCTCCAAATCAATTTTAAACTCTCTGATTAGATTATATAGTTCAATTGACGCCTTAGCCTTTGGGTTATAGTCTTTGATGTTAAATAACCTTTGAACAATAATGTTGTTGTTCACTTTCATCAAGAATTCCAATTTTGTAGTCGTTTGCTCTTTCATAATTTTAATTTTTAAACTTTCTTTTTTCTTTTCTAGCTAATTTTAAATAGGGTTTCAAGAAATTAACCCATTCATTATCTCTTTTTGGTAGGTATTTGAATAATCCATCTTCCATCATCATTTTCATCAGATTCTTATACCCCCTACCTTCAGGGTCTAAGGTTTCTGTGTGATAAAGTTCCACTATTTCTTTTCCATCATCTGTTATTAAAGGGTTTGACAAATCAACAATCTTTTCATTAATTACAAAAAACTCATCCCCAAAGATTCCATTTTTAGTTTTACCACTTAACAAGTTTTTTAATGCGGCATTATCTTTATCTTCCTTCAAAAGACCTTCAGCCTTTGTTAAAATATCGGTAACAGAAACTTCATTTTCAAGTATTTCAGGGAATAGTTTAACGAAAGTTTTCTCACCAAG